GTTTATTTAGAAGACCAACCAAGTTCAGTTAAGGACAAGATAAAGTCCGTACCAGTTTTAATTCTGTATAAAGACAATACAGCTATAAAACAATGGAATGCTGATATCAGTTTTAAATTAACTGTTCCAAAAGAAGAAGTAATAAAAATCATACAACGTCTAGAGAAATAATGCAGAAAAAGAAATTTGCAGATACTAAGGCAGGTATGTTCTTAAAGTCTGCCTCTCCTAAGATACTTGACGTATTGGGTGATATTGTTCCTGATGCGGGTATTTTTAGCGTGATTAAAGGTCTTATCACCAAAGATGATGTATTGCCACCTAAAGACAAAGAAGTAGCCTTAGAGCTTCTTAGAATGGATGTGATAGAAATGCAAGAGATAAGCAAAAGATGGGATTCAGATATGAAGTCTGATAGTTGGTTATCTAAAAACACTAGGCCGTTGACATTAGTGTTCTTAACAGCATCAATGGTGTTTCTTATTATGCTTGATTCTTTAAATATAGACTTTGGAGTAAAAACAGAGTGGATAGATTTACTTAAATCACTTTTAATTACTGTCTATGTAGCCTACTTTGGTTCTAGAGGGGTTGAAAAATTTAAGGCCATAGGTAAGTAAGTGCCTCCTTACAAAAGCTCTCAGATATTTCTATACTGGGATGAACAAGTAACCAATAAAAAAAATGATATGCCTGAAGATTTCGGAATGAATGACAGCTTTGCTGACTTCGTTGATGACCTAACAACAAGTGAAAAGAATGAAAATGCTTGTTCTATTGACAACCCTGATTGTGAGGGGTGTGGTTCTTGATTAGTATATAGTACCAGTAATATTATTTTGTATTATTTTAGGTTTTATTATGTATATATTTGAATATACTTATATGGTAGTAATTTAAAAATTGTAAAGTTATTATTTTTATTCCGTTAAAACAAAATAAATATTATGTACTCTAAAAAAACAATAGATAAAACATTGAGTTGTAAGTCTTTAACAAAGAAACAAAAAACAGATAGACTCCTTGAAATAGATGCTAGGCAATACACCAACTTAGGAACAGACTCAACAACAGAGGAGAAAGCAACGGTCAAAGAAAATAGTTTGTACATTTATGAAACTATCAAAAAGATAGATTTAAGACTAGGCAAAACACTTTTATACAATGGCTAAGCAACTCACGAGAACGAAACTGGTTAAAAAGTTAGACACCATATTCAGTCAATACATTAGGAAGGTAAATTCAGATAATGAAATATCTACCTGTTTCACTTGCGGTAAGCAAGACCATTGGAAAAAGCTACAAAACGGCCACTTTCAATCTAGAAGACATTATTCAACCAGGTGGGATGAAACCAATTGCCAGGTACAATGTGCGGGATGTAACGTGTTTAAATATGGTGAGCAGTTTATATTCGGGCAGAACCTAGATAGGAAGTTTGGAGAGGGTACGGCTAGACGTTTACACATTAAAGCTCAAGAAACAATCAGGATAACTAACTACGAATTAGAGGAGTGGATATTTAAGTATGAAAATTTGGTGAGTAATATGTAATTCATTACATTTGAGTGTTCTGTTTTTATTACTAGGAAAAGGGGTTGATATTTTATCGCCTCTTTTTTTTTGTCCTTATAATAGAGTTGTTAAAGTTTTTGTTTATATTAGCTGTATAATTAAACAGAACAAAATGTACAAAACCTTTGAATGTAACTTAGAATTAGAAAACGGAAACTGTTTGTCAATAGACATAACTTATGCTAGAGAAGATAACTGGCATCACATATCATCTACCGAGGGTGTGGTTTACGACAAAGAAGGTTTTGTAATTGACACCGTTTTTGACTTGATTGATTTAACAGACGAGATGCAAAAAAAGGTTATTGAGATTACAGAAAAACATTACTAATAAAAACAGAACAGATGAAAACACAAAGAGACCTCTTAAAAGAGGAAGCTAGAGCTCTAGAAGCTCAGCTAAGCGCAGCAACCAAGTATGGTGATGGGATAGACCTAATGGGTATATACCGTAAACTTGATAAGGTTAAATCACTTATAGAAGCTATACGATAATGGGACACTACTTTTCACACCAAGACAAAGACGAGCTAATTCAAGAGCTAAATTATAGCATCAAAGCCCTAAGAAAAAGGGTAGATGAATTAGAAAACGGACAACAAGTTAAAGACCTTGTTTTACACAATGAGTTCCTAGAATCTCAAGTACAGGTATTACACCAAGACATCGCAAATATTCACTTTAATCAAACAATCGGATGGACAGAAACAAACTCGTAGAGTTGTACAAAAAGTACGACCTCACCAAAGATGATGTTTACAAGCATCAACACTATGTTATTATCACTAGAACTGGTATTGACAAAATTCAAGCAGTAGAGCAAATAGCTATTGATTACGAGGTAATAAGGTGTGAACCAAACTACTCAGTATTCAAAGCCATAGCGGTCAAGGAAGGAAAATCAATACAAACTTTTGGTAGTGCTCTAAAAGGAACTAACTTTAAGGACGGAAATTGTAACAGTTGGTATGTTGCCGAGATGGCAGAGAAACGGGCTATGAGCAGAGCTGTATTAAAGCTGACAGGCTTTTACGAGCTAGGGGTTTTTGGAGAAGATGAATCTGATAGTTTTAAAAAATAATATGATAGATTTAGAATTACAGTCAAATTGCTGTGGGGCTAGAGCTTGGTTTGAAACAGACATTTGTTCAGATTGTAAGGAACACGCAGATTTTGAAATAGTAGAATAATAATCAGTTAAATTAAATAATCAATTAGTATGGGAGCAATCATCAATGCATCAATCAACGTGGCTAAATTGCCAAAAGAGAAATTCGTAGCGGGTAAGGACGGAGCGGTCTATTACAATTTTACTATCTCAATTAATGACGATACACGTTACGGAAATAATGTCGCTTTAATGGACAGCAGAACCAAAGAAGAAAGAGAGGCTAAAGTACCCGCTCTTTATTTCGGGAATGGTAAAGTTGTTTGGATTAAAGACGCTCAAGGCAATAGTGGTCAGATTACACTAGCTGAAAGGGAAGAGAAGGCTGAAGATGCTAGAACAGCAGTTATGCAAAAAGAAGATTCAGATTTGCCGTTTTAGTATTTTTAACAAATAGTAACAAGGGGGGTGTAGGCTAGTAATTTACATCCCCCTTTTTTTTTATATTTAAATAATGACAGACAACTTATTTACCTTGACAGAACACGATTTTTTAATGCAGGAGATTGAAGACCAATGCTTCGTAGACACAACAGAAAGAATAGAGTACCCCCCAGTTGCGTTATCCTTTGGTGAGAAACTCAATAAACATCCAAAAGGAGATTCATTACTTCCAATACCCCTGGGGACATACGGCAACTTAAGTTGTGTAAGCGCACCCCCTAAAACTAAGAAGACATTCTTCATATCATTGTTGGCTTCGGTTTATTTAAGCGGTTCTAATATATACGGGGGTGATATTAAAGGCCATAGAGCGGACGGTAACTTAATTCACTTTGATACAGAACAAGGATTGTGGCATTGTCAAAAAGTCTTTAAAAGGGTTTACGATATGGATTCTACCATAGACCCCAGCTCATATCACACATTTGGACTACGTGCGGTAAGCCATAAGGAACGAATACAATTCATTGAACACTACCTATCTAAAAAAATAGATACGCCATCTTTGGTCATTATAGACGGAATTGCCGACCTTGTATCAGATGTTAATAATATTGAAGAAACAAACGCAGTTGTTCAAAAGCTAATGGAGTGGTCAGCTAAATACAACTGTCACATAATAAACGTGATTCACAATAATTACGGAACAGCAAAGATGACTGGCCACTTAGGCTCGTTTCTTGAGAAGAAATGTGAAACACATATTGAGCTAGAAGCTAACACAGTAAACAAAGAATGGATAACGGTTAAATGTAAACGCAGTAGGGGTTACGCCTTTGAGACATTTAGCTTTAAAGTTAACGAATTAGGATTACCGATTATGGTAGAGAATTTATATGACCCTTTAAAATGAGCCAAAAAGTAATGATTTTAGTCGCTAAAAAGCACGACACCTGGGTTGACATTGTCAGCACATTTGGATGCACCAGAACAGTAGCTGAAGACATTACTCAAGAGATGTACATTAAAATACAACTCCAAGTTGAAAAGGGTTTAGATATAATGTATCAAGACGATATCAACTATTACTACATCTTTAAGACCTTAAAAACATTGTTTCTAGACTTAAAGAGAAAGCAAAAAGGCATAGTGATGGTAAACATAGATGACGAATATGTTAGCAGTTTAGGTAAGGCCGTAGCCACAGAAGATGTAAACTTTGATAGCGCATATGAAGACGTAAAAGATGAGCTTTCTAAAATGTACTGGTGGAATAGAAAGGTCTTTGAAGTAGTAAACGAAGGGGAAAGCATAGCTGAGTTCTCTAGGAAGTCTAAAATATCTTACACCATATTATACAACGCATACAAAAAGGTTAAGAAAAAACTTACTAAATTGATATGATTGAATTGATAATAGAAAAAGAGACTGTTGATTACGCTTTAAAAAAATTATCAACAGCTAAACATTTTCAGAACACAGAACCGAGCAGATTTGGTTTTGAAAAAAAAAGAATATTAGAAGGTTACATTGGTGAAAGAATTATAATGAAACATCTAAACATCAAAGAAGATGTTGATGATTTTGAATATGATTTACTTTCTAATAAAGGAAAAAGGTTAGAAATAAAAACTATCAGTTGTAAATCCAAGCCCCTAGAAAACTATCTATGTACAGTTAACTCACATAGAATAGATGGGATACATAAACAAAAAGCTGATTATTATATCTTCCTAAGAATATTAAACGATTACAGCAAGGGTTGGATTCTTGGTTGGTGTGGGTGTTCTGATTTTTTTAAAAAAGGGGAATTTGTTCCTAAAGGAAAAGACTTTGGTAATTTTAAATTCATAAAAGCAAACGCAACTGTTTTGCCGATTAACAAACTAAATAAGTTTTAATATGAAACTAGGAGACATCATTTATTACATAACTAAGTATACAGGTATTAAATTACTTGTAGAAACGTATCACTCTTTCAAGGGTACAAAATGTAACTGCGACAAGAGAAGAAAAAACCTTAACGACTTAAAGATAAAAAGATGGTAAAATTCAATGATACAGACTACAACAACTGGGAGCAGTTTCGATTGGCAGAGAACAAGGACGTTATCAGCCCAACAGAGTTTGAACTGGTTTGTAACCTGCACTCAAGATACTTCAAGCATACCTATTATAAACCTTGTACTTGTAGCCCGAAAACAATAAACAAATGGATTCAAGATTTAAACCTAGTTTGGACTTACACTAGGAATGGGGATAAGTAAAGTTCATAAGTGGGAACAGGCCGTTGTTTTATTACTCAATTCTGAGGGCTGGGAATTAGAATGGGCTGGTAAAGGATATTCTCGTTACGATGCCATTGGTAAAACCCCTAAAGGTTTTCCTTGCGTAATAGAAATGAAGTTCCGCAACAAACACTATGACACTAAAATGCTTGAGAAAGACAAGTATGATGCCTTAATGGGAATAGATGAGAACATCGTAAAGATATTTTATGTGTTTGACCCAAAAGGTAACTTCCTATACTACCTGAACAAAATCACGCTACCTGAGCCAGTTAAAAAGTATTGCCCCGACACAACTATGTGGACAAAGAAACGCATCTTAAAAGACGTTTATCTCCTAACAGAAAACGATGCTGTTGTAATAAATCTAAACTTCTCTAAATAAACTTTATTAAAGTTATTGTTTATAACAAATTAAATGTTATATTTGAAAGGTAGAAAGGAATTAACCTAACTGCATAACAGAACAACAATGAAACAATATGTATTAATATTAGCGGGTAACCAAGATGACCCCTATTTAAATAAAGGGGGCAGGTTAGAGCTTTATGAAGATGACAAAATCACAGAACTTTGTTCTTTTACACTTCTTACCGCCAAAGGTTGGGAAAGTAAAAAAAAGTTATATGAAGCTATTGATGTTATTGAGTGGGAAGAACCCAACATAGCTA